CTACAAGAAGGTAAAAACGGACAATACGAAGTTTACTTTGGTGATGACACTTTAGGTAAAAAGATACCGGATGGTGGTGTAATCACTCTAGAATATTTAATTACCAGTGCAGATGCATCAAACAAAGCAAATAGTTTTGTTTCTTCCTCAACAGTTGGTGGATTTAGTTTAATTTCCGTAAATTCAATTTCTGCGGCTGCTGGTGGTGTCACCAGAGAATCCGTGGACTCAATTAAATTTGCCGCACCTCTTGCTCTACTATCACAGAATCGTGCTGTGACTAAGAATGATTACATCAAGTTAATTCAACAAAACTATCCTGCTTTTGAAGCTGTCAATGTATGGGGTGGAGAAGAAAATGATCCACCAGTATTTGGTAAAGTTTTCGTGTCAGCAAAACCAAAATTAGGTTTTGAGGTATCTGATACTGAAAAAGACTTTGTAAAAAATACCATATTGAAGCCAATCAGTATGTTGACAATTACACCAGAGATTGTTGATATTGACTACAATTATCTAAAAGTTGAAGCGAACGTTTTCTATGATAAATCAAAATTGTCATTAAACGATTCTGAATTAAAAAGCGCAATAGTAACTTTAATTAAAAATTATACTTCTACGAATTTGAATCAATTCAATACCTATTTTAGATTTTCTGGTCTTGAAACTGCGGTTGATAATTTTGATAGGTCAATTATTTCCAATGAAGTAAGTTTGTTTGTTGCTAAAAAATTCAGACCCGATTTAATTAATGCTGATACATATATTCTCGATTTTGGTTTTGAATTGGCTAGAGGAACAACAAACGATAACTTCTACTCAACACCAGATTTCACAATGACAGATGAGATTGGTGTTTCTCGCCAGTGTTTCTTTGAAGAAGTTCCATCATCTTTTTCTGGATTAGAATCTGTGACTGTAAGTAATCCGGGGTTTAACTACACATCAACTCCAAAGGTCACAATTGTTGGAGACGGAGAAGGTGCAATAGCAGTCGCTGAAATAGTGAATGGAAAAATAAACAAAATTACTGTCACAAATCCAGGCATCGGATACACCACAGCAGCCGTTCAAATCACTGGCGGTGGTGGATCTTTGGGTGCTGGATTGGCTGTGCTTGAAGGTCGTTATGGACAAATCAGAATTTCATACTTCAAGCCAGATGAAATCAGTAGTCAAAGTACAAAAGTTATTTTGAATAAAAATAAAAACAATGGTGTAACTGGTGTTATTGATTATACATTGGGTAGAATAACAATCAGTAATTTTAATCCGACGGCAGTTAACAATGACTTCGGCGATATCATGGTTCACATTAAGCCAAAGATTAGTATCATTCAATCTAAATTAAATAAAATGCTTGTTCTGGATGCAGATGATCCTACTAGCGTTGTTGTTAAAACTAATACAATTTAATGGAAAACGTTCGCACATCAAACTTGGTATCTTCACAGTTACCAGATTTCGTAAGAAGTGACTATCCAAAATTTGTCACATTCTTAGAGAAATACTATGAATGGCTGGAGACTACAAATAGCGTTTCCTTTGAAATTGATGCATTACGTAATGCAAATGATATTGATAGTTCTGATGATTATTACATTGAACAATTAAAAAAGGATTTAGCTCCTTATTTTCCTCAAGAGATTGTAACCGACAAAAGACTTTTCTTAAAGTTGGTAACTCAATTTTATAGATCCAGCGGAACACAAGAATCCGTCAAGTTTCTTTTTAGAGCCTTGTATAATGAAAATATTGATATCTACTATCCGAAAGAAGATATTTTAAAAGCGTCTGATGGTAAATGGGTATTGCCTTTAGCACTTAGGGTTGATACTAATGATAACAACATTTTCAATATTGCAAAAACTTTAATTACCGGCGAAACATCAAAAGCTACAGCACTTGTTGAAAAAGTAATTCAATCTGTTGACCGTCAACTTGGTATTACATATACGGAAATTTATGTTTCAAATGTTAAAAGATTGTTCACCACTGGCGAGAGAATAACATCAACATATGTTGATGTAGATACTGGTCTAAATGTTACTGTTAGTGGTCGCTTGATTGGCGCACTATCAGAGATAAAAATTAATCCACTAAATAGAGGTCTTTTTTATAACGCATACGATCCCGATTCAATTCCTTCTTATCTTGGTGACCCAGTTAGTATCGTTGGTGGTTTAAATCCTGTAGCTAATACTCCAGTTGGTGCGGTTGCACATGTTGGAGTAACCACAAAAGGTGGTATTACCGATATCATTGTTGAAAAAGGTGGGTTTGGTTTCAGAGATCCAGCAATAAATTTAAATTCATCAATTATTGATTTTAAAGGTGGATTTGATGGTGTAGCATTTGGTACTGAAGCTAAAGCAACCATCAATTTGTTGGATACTTCAATATCAAGAAAAATAAATGTATCCAATATGGCTGTTGATACTTTAGATGGTTATTTTTCTAAAATTTCAAGAGTACTAACTAGCGTTTCTATTGTGGGATCAAATGGTTATTTCTCAACAACAACTTCAAACACAGGAAATCTTTCAGTAGGTAATGCAGTAACTGTTTATGGGACATTATCTGGAGGTGGTATTGGATCAATCACCGATTATTCATCAACAACTTTAACTGATGTTGTAATTGAGCAATCAAATGGATATTTTTCAACCACGTCCTCGGCGGCGGCAATTACTGTTGGTGATCCAATTACAATTTCGGGAACATTGACTGGAACAGGAACAATTTATAGCTATTCGTCTGGAACAACATATTACATTAAAACAAAAAATTCTAATTATTTTTCTTTATCCGAATCTATTGGTGGTTCAGCAATTAATACTGTGAGTGGAACAACAACAGGTTTAACTTTTCAAACAGGAAAATTATACTATATTAAAACACAAGCTGGCGGACCAGGAGCAAATTTTTTCTCTCTATCAGCAACAGTTGGTGGTACCGCAATTACTACATCGGCGGGCACAACCACCGGTCTTACTATTACAACAAGCAAAGAAACACAAACAATTTCAAATTTATCAACATTTGATGCGTTCACTGTTTTTCCAATTTCTTTTGTTGTGGTTGATGGCTCAGGCGGTGGTTATCGTCAAAAACCAACAGTTGAAACGTATAGTTTTTACAATGAAGATTATCCTGATAGTGAGGTATGTACTGGACGAACAATCGTAAAAGGAACATCGTTAATAAATGATACTACGCCAGGAAAAAATTTAACGGATTCTTTTGAACCCGGAGATTATGTTAGATTGTTTATCAATAATAAATTTGAAGCAATTCGTGAAGTGTTGTATGTTGACGCAAACAATTTATATTTTTCCGAGGAGTTTCCGAATGATTTAACAAACGTATCAGTTTATAAAATTTTAAGAAATGATTTATATAAAATTGGTTCACTTGGAACAATAACTATCAACAACGGTGGTACTGGATATGCTAATGGAGATATTTTAATTTTTACCGGCGGTTCTGGTTATGGTGCAAATGGATTTGTGAATGTTTCATCTGGAGTAATTACTTCAGTTACTATTAATAATCATTCTTCAAATGCTTTTGTTATTGGCGGAGAAGGATATACAAGAGATTCATTGCCATCAATTAATGTTCAATCAGTTTCTGGTACAAGTGCTAATTTGACGGTTGCACAAATAACGGGTGATGGTGAACAATACGGATTAACAACCTCGAGAATTGGCGCAATAACATCATTGAGAATTAGTAGTTTTGGTTATGATTATGTTGAGGCACCGACAGTCTCTTTGAGAAATGCTGATATAGTATTGAATAGTGTTACTGAAGGACAATTGTTTGTACCAAATACCGCAATTTATCAAGGCACATCAAACAGTAGTTCTTCATTTAGTGCAACAGTAGATTCTTATACTTCCGCAACTACAACACTTAGAATATTTAATTATCGTGGCGTTTTTGATGCAACTAAAGCTATCAAGTCGGATGATGGAACAGTTACCGCAAATGTAACATCATCGTTATTTTATGGCGACGGTAACGCTAAAGCTACAGCAAACTTTGAAAATGGTTTGATTCGTTATCCTGGTATTTACTTGAATACTGATGGACAAATTAGTGCGGATAAGAAGTTGCAAGATGGCGAAAAATATCATAACTTCTCATACATCATTAAATCACAAACCGACTATTCTAAGTTTAAGAAACCACTAAACGATATTGTTCATCCAGTTGGAACAAAAACTTTCATTACAAAAATTGATGATAATGAAGAAATGTTGACGCAAGTTAATACCTCAGCATTCATAACAATTACCTCTCTTGCTGATACTTACAATATTGCCAATGGTTCCAATAAAATTATTACTACAAATACCAGTGCAAATCTACAAGCAACGGTTAATGTGGGCGATTTAATCCTTCTGTCAAATGTCCACAGAAGATTGCAAAATACAGTTAATGTTGTTTCGGGTTCAAACATCTTGTTTGGTTCAGCTAACAGCGTCAATTTCATAAATGACCTGCAAGACGGCGATACGATATATTTGTCTACCGGTAATACAGTGACAATTAAAGAAGTCACCAATTCCTCTTTTGCTATACTAGACACCACAATTAATGTAACATCAACTTCAGCGACTGTTAATCTGGTTTATACTGCTACAATTAGAGCGAATTCTAGAAATGCAAATACTATTTTTGCAAGTAGCATATTTACATCAAACGGCAGCAATTTGAGCGCAACCATTCAAAAAGTTAGATAAATAGAAACATGTCAGCACTCTTAACAAAAAATTTCAAAATATTAATGGCGGAACAAGTCTATAACTTGTTGGACTTGGGTGCAAACGCATATTTGCCCGCCGCAAAAAAATCTTATTTGTATGCTTTTTTTGGCAGACATTTACCATGGAATTCAGGAACCGAAGTGGAAGGATCTCCATCGGAAACGGATTCGGCTATAAATGATTATTACAAACATGGAGTTCTTGCAAAACAAATATCTTTGGAAAATGCATCTCTTGTTATTCCTAGAAATGATTGGACGTCCAACACAGTATATAATACGTATGAAGCCAACACAAATTATTATATAATAAATTCTAAGGATCAAGTTTTTAAGTGTCTTTCAAATGTTTCGCCAGGCACAGCTTCTACAGTATCACCAGAATTGACGCTATCAACAACTTCACTAGAAGAACCTTATGTTGAGACTTC